CACTAATATCTGTTATAAATCCTGAGTCATTTGTAAAACCTGAAAGGTTAATAATGCTTTGTGTCCCAGTTATATCTCCCCAAGTTACACCTGTTATAAATCCTTGACCAGACCAATCTCCCCAACCATACGCTGTATTCCAATTAGCAGAATTATCTGTAAAACCATAGTCTGCAAGTAAACTTGTAAATCCTGGAAAGCTAATAATACCTGAATAATCTACCCAAGAAAAATTACCACTTCCATCATTTGTCAAAGAGCCAGTTGCATTAGCTGGATAATCTGATAAATCTGCGAAAGCCACTGATGTTAAATAACCACTATCGTTTGTAAATATAGATACATTCTGACCGGTCAACGCTGTTATAGCTCTAGCATTAGTAAAGTAAAGGTTAGTCCCCTCTGCTAAATCAGTAGTAGTCTGTCCGCTTAAATCTGTAAGATAACCAGCAGAAGCGTGATTACCCCAACCATAAGCTGTGTCCCATTGACCTTGCTTTACAGTTGTAGATATTCCGTATCCAGCAGTTAATGATAAAACACCAGTAGCAGAAGTATATGTTAATCCAGTAGCAGTAGTTGAAATGGCTGACCTTGCTCTAGCGTCTGTGAAGTATAGGTTAGTTCCCTCGGTTAAATCATCTGTATCTTTAGTTGCAAATTGAGTACCAAAATCAGTATTAAAATCAGCGGCATCATATTTTAAATTTAGTGCAGCTACCAAATCAAGTTGATCTGTAAGAGTACCAGCAATACTTCCCCAGTTTGTAGCAGCAACTCCACCACTAGAAGATATGGTAAGTGTTTCATCGCCAGCTCCAGATGGAGTTAAGATTACATTTGTACCAGCTAATAATTTAGCGGTTAAATATCCAGCTGTAGTATCAACAGCACTTACTTTAACAGTTTCATCAGTTGAACCTCCAGCTATTTCTTGTAAAGCACCTTCTACATCATCACTAGAATAATAACCACCAGCATCTTCTATACCGATTAGAGATGCACCAAGACCATTAGCATTACTGCCAAGTTCTGTTTTTGTATACCAATTTTTTTTAACACCTAATGCCATAGTTTATTTTAATCTTCTAATTCGAGAGCTAGTTAAAGCCCTCTATATCAGTAGACTAAGTTATTATTTATAATCTATGTAGATTCAAGTCTAATGTTCTAATCGTAACATTTCCATCAGAAGTAGTATTTCTCATAACAAACCATATAATATCATCAACTGCTAGAGTTACTATTTCTGTTCCACCGAATGAACCATAATCTGCATTACTGAATGTTCGTCTTGCACAAGCAGCAGCAGCTGGAGTTGTATTTACTACAGGGCAAAAGTCAACAGTCTGTCCATTAGAAGCCGCTATTCCTGTTGAAGCCCAAGTGCCTTTATAAGTTCCTGCTCCCCCTGCATTTACTTTTAAACTCGCACCTTTCTGCCAATATCCTGTATCTGTAGCTGTATAGGTTGCTGTTACTGTAAATACATTTGCTGTTGGAACTGTCATAACTTCAAATATTCCGTTATAAGCAGAATCAGTATGACCATTCATTGTAATCATATCTCCTGCCGACAATCCATGCCCAACATCTGTCACTGCAATAAGCCCACCAGTGCCATCAGCTATTGAAGCTACTTCCCCTAATAGTCCAGCAGCGTAAGTGAATCCATTTTGTAATCCAGTTACTACATTTGCAGTAAGAGCTTGGTATTCATCATCACCACGAATTACAGTTTCAGTTGCGTTATCTGATACTTTAAATTCTCCATAATTAGTATCCGCTTGAGCTAAAATGTGTTCTACACCTCCACCATCTTGGAAATATAATTGGTCAGTATCTTTAGTGTAAATCTTACCATAATTAGTATCAGCAGTTGGAGTGGTTGTTTCTTTTAATGTAAGAACACCACCTTCAATCATTAGATTGCTAGTACCAAGATTTGTAAGACTTGTTGCTCCAATAAATACATTACCAACAGCAGATGTAGTAGCTACATTATAAGCTAAGATGACATTTCCATCATCACCAGTTCCATCTCCACTACCACCCCAAGCATATACATTTCCACCATCTTCATTTGTATCACCTGCTCCACCTAAGAAAGCTATTGAAGAACCTGCTGCAGCTGTTCCATTACCACCACTAAAGGCTGTAATACCAACAGATGAAATAAATCCAAGAGTAGCATCTTTATCATCTCCAAATTCAATATCTACATCATCATCTAATTTTACAGTATCTCCAAAAATAGCTTCATCTTCAAATACAACAGATTCTCTGAATACAAACTCTGATTCTGTATCATCCCAGAAGAAACCTTTTGTGCTTGCTTCATCTGTATAAAAAGTTAAAGCTCCAGCCGTTCCACCAGAAGGTGTTCCCGAGGAATAGTTTAAATACCCACTAGCTCCTGGGTCAGAACCAGCAGCGTAACTAGCATATCCTGGAATCGCCCATGTATAATTGGAAGTCGATCCATTGGCTGTTACCTGTCCAGTTCGGTTAAAGTTAGTACACGATGTACTTGTTGCGCTTAATTGTGTGGTTAAATAGCTCTCCAAAGTTCCTTGACTAGTAAAAGAAAGAATACCAAAAAGAACTGTAATAGCTTCACCATCATGTGCACCTCCAGTAACATTACAAGTCGCCCAATCAAAATCAGACGCTCCGTTAGCAAGAACTACATCATCTGCTGCGGTAATCTCCTGAATTGTGGAAAATTGCCCAGAAGCAAAATATGTTCCGTCATTATAAGTAGTTGCTCCTTCGGCTAGAAAAGTAAGAGAAATTACAAAGTTACTACTACTAGCAGTTCCTTCTTCACCAAGAGTTAAATCTTCTACATCTGCTTTTTCTACACTTTCTAAATCTCCACCCAAATCTAGTGAATCACCTTCTGTTCGTGGAGTTATTGTTGTTCCTGACCTTTTAAAAGGAGAAACTTTTTTTATTTCATTACCTGCCATATTATTATTTTAGTTATTTTAATTAAGCTAATAGTTGGTAAGTAACACCTTCACCATTAACACTTGAATCAATAAATATTTTAGCTATGTCATCAATATTAATAGTTACTGATTCACCAGATGTAAGATCAGCACCATTTGTAGATGCAACAGTAGTTCCACCAACATAAATACTTCCAGTATTAGCTGCTAATGCTTGAATGATAACAGCTTCTGTAGTTGCTGATGCAGCTAAAGATTCAGCTGTTCCAGCTGTTGTTACTGACTTAGTTCCACTTGTTATGGATGTTGCCATACTAGTTCCATCACCAGTTGTTGCTATAACATTTACATCAATTCCCTCTTTACCACTAACTGTTGTAGATGTAACTCCTTCGTTTTTATTTACGCCTGTTATTCCTGCCATAAATTTTTTTGATTAATTATTTTATTTAATAGTCTTAATCGGAGAGACGAAAAGTCATCTCCCCTATAAGACTATATTAAGTCTAAGCTGTAGTATCTGCAATAAGGTAATAAGTTGCTCCACCAATTAAAATTGCTATTTTAGCATATTTAGTAAAGGTGTAATCAGCTTCAGTTTGCCCACTAACAGGAGCAGTACTAAGAGCTGGAAGAGAAACTAAGTTAGTTACAGCAGTAGCCTGAGATATATCAACCATAGTGGTTAATGTAGACCCAGATGCTTTAACACCGTTAGTCATATCACCATACAACCATAGTCCAGCATGGACTGTAGTTGTATTACTAGCGTGAACGTGAGCTGAGATAAGTGAAGTGTTATTTCCTGGATCAGTATGTAGACCTTTAAGATTTACATATAGACCAGTGTATTCGCCACTTGGTACAGTAGCAGTAGCTTCACCATAATTTTTTACCATTAGACCAGCAGTAGTAGTAGTATAAGCTTCTCCAGCTTGAAGTTGCTTTTTAACTAAACTTCCGTTTGCTGCTCCGCCTGCTGCTACATCTAAAACATCAACTGGAGTGTTAAATGTTGCAGTTCCGTTAATAGTAATAGTATCTGCAGCTGCGTCTCCTAGAGTAACATCACCAGCGTATGTTACGTTTCCCGTAATAGTTTGAGTACCAGTAACGGTAAGATTACCGCCTAATTCTAAACTATCTAAATTTGTTGTTCCTCTAACTGTCATATTGTTATTTGATTATAAGAGGGGATGATATAGGGAGAACTTTTCTCCCCTCCTCCAGATATCACCCTGGGTCCAACTCCCCTCCCAGTAATTTATTTTTTCTTCTTAGCTACTTTCTTAATCAATTTTTTTACAACTAATTTTTTATTAGTAACTTTCTTTTCAGGCTTGACTAGCTTTTCTAGTCGTTCCTTATTTTCTTTGCTATCAGTGATATAAATCTTATTACCATATCTATCTTCCATGAATCCCTCATCGTTCATCATAGATTCAATGGTGTTAATCTTATTACCACTAACATGCATATCTTGTTTCTTAATAGTCATACTAATTAGTTATTAGTTAATTAGTCATCTGTTCCATCAGAACCAACAGCATATTCGAAGTTGCTGTAACCAAATGCCCATGCACCGTCAACAGAAACTTTAATAGCTTTAGTATCGAAGTCATTATCTTGTTCGATCTTAGGGTCGATAAGAGATACGTATGTCATTGGTTTCTTAGGAGCATCTGAAGCAATTAAGAACCATTGAGTATCTAAACCACCATTAGCAGCACCAAGATATACTGATACAACAACATCCATGATTCCTTTGAAAACATTGATGTCGTTATTAGCTGTACCTGCTTGTAAGTCTGATTTAGTAAGTCTTAGAGCATCATTTTTCAATGCTGGAGGAACTACTAAAGTGAAGTTACCTTCGTAAGCGATAGGTAATCCACGACCGTTAAGCATTTCTTTAAGTTGCTTTTCAGCAGCATCAAGATTGTCAGCTGTTAATAGACCGTCACCTGAGATTCTGTTAGATCGTACTGCAACACCGTCAACTTTTGAAGGATGAGAAGCATTAAACTGACTAACACCATCAGCCAATCGTGAAATTGGAAGACTAGCATTTGAATCTGCATCAACAAATCCATCATTAAGAACCTGCCATGCGTGCTTATTTAGAGTTCTGTTAGCTGCGATTCTCATTTCTTTAACCTCACCTAACTTTGTCTCAAGCATCTGTGGTCGAGTTTTCATTAATAGTTGAGAGATACGAACACCTTTACCGAATTGTTTCATAACATATTCAGTTTGGTATTGTGGATCTGTCTCATCATATTTAATACTACCGTCTTCACCAAATTGTTCAAGATAGTTAAATCCTGATCCACCTTCAGTACGATAAATTAAATCATCTGGGTTTCCTTGTACTTCAAACAAACCTGTTTGTAAGAAAGAAGGACCCATTTCTCGTGTTTCTTCAATAAGCTCATTAACTTTTGCAGAAACACCATTGACAAATTCTTGCCATTTTTGTGTATTCATCATATTATTTATGTATAGTTAATGATTATTTAAGATCTAGTTCTGACTCTTGCATTACTACAAGAACTGAATTAGTTGGAGCTGTAGCGTCTGGATCTTTACCAAGTGAGAATACTTGAGCTGTAGTTGTAACTGAAGTTGATTCATTAAGTTGGTTAGATGCTGCAACAAAATCCATGTTGTAGCCTGCAAGATCAGAACCAGTAGTGGTTCCTAGAGTGGCGTTTGCTGTTACTGAGTAAACAGATTTATCTGAAATGTCTACTTGTGCTTTTACTGTGTTGCTTGTTGGAGCTGTGTATGTTCCTGAATAGTCACCACCGTCTCCGTCATCAGTGACGGGAGATCCATCAGCTTTAACGAAACCAGCAATAACACCTAGAAATGCTCCACCAGCACCAGCAGTTACCAATTCTCCAGATGAGAATTTTACTGCTTCACCGATGCTTAATGTTTGAGCGTCTGCAATAGTATATTCTACTAGCATTCGTTCAGCATTAGCATCCATGTTATATTTATACTTTAAACTTGCCATAGTTTTTCTTTATTTAGTTAGCATCCACATCCATATTTTTGAACTTTAGATATTTCTTAACGTCTCCGCCATAGAATTGATTTGCAGTTCTTTGATCAGATGCGGTCGGTTTATAAGAACCTCCGCTTTTTTTCTGTTGATTACTTCCTTTACTAGATGGAGCAACTGAATTATTTGCAGTAAGAGTTGCTTTCAACTCTTTAAGATCTGAAGCAGTTTGCTTCCTATTAGCGATATCTTTACATAGCATCACATCAGCGATGATATCTTCCCGTGTAAAGCCTGATCGCTTAATTTTATTATCAAGATGATATTTAATAAGTTCTGCTTCATCATCATTTGATGATACAGAATTTATAATAGTTGATTCAGAATCTGAAGTTTGATCTGCTTTGAACTTAGTAAGTTCAGCTTCAACAGCAGTAGCTACTGCTTGTTGAATTTCAACTGGATCAACAGTTGGTGCAGGTTCTTCTTCTTCATCTTCCTCTGGAGACTTCTTAGCCTCCCTTTTCATCTTGACTATTTTATCTTCTGCCTTCTTTGTTTTCAGTTTTTCTTCTTCTAGTTTTGCTTTGTAATCTACAGTTTCTTCTTCGGTAGATTCTTCTTCTGATTCTCCTTCTTGTTTAGACTCGTCTAATCCTAAATCACTTTCAGTGTTTTCGGATCCTTCGAGCTTTGGTTCATCAGTGTTTTCTTCTAGCTCTTGAGCGGGAGCTTCAGTAGTTTCTTCTACTGTTTCTTCTGTCTCAATAGTTTCATCTTTCATAGATTTAACAAGTGGATTACCACCATTTAATATTTAAAAGACACCCTATTGAGGGTGTCTTTCTAAGTCCTGATGCACGGGAAGAGCATCAGGAACCTAGCTAGGCACCCCCAATTTTCCCGTGGTTTGAATTTTACTGACTTATTTACTTTATATTCAACTTACTTAACTCTTTCAATTTTTTGTTTCTCTCAGCTATATACCATAACAGTGCTTTAGAGAAAACCATATCATCGTTATTCTTACTATTCGTGAACAACATTTGTTGTGCAATAAATCTCATTTCATCATCTATCTGTTTATTCAGAACATTGTCCAATATTGTAGTTGCGTGTCTTATATATGATTCTCTTGCTTCATCTGATATCTTTATTCCATTTTGGTATACACTTCCCTTGACAACATGAAGAAAATCTACTTTAGTAACACCCTTAAACACATTCTTCACTACGAAATTAACTAATCTTGTTTTTATCCCATTCATATTATTATATTTCTGCGGATTCTCCGCTTATTCCTTTAATTTGTTTCTGCATATTAGCCACTTCTCCATCTATATCATCTTGTGGCTGTTCTTTCCTAATATACTTATCGCTATCCCCTGGTTTATTAGGTTCAATTAGGAAATCAGTGGTTACTGCTACTGGATCTATCACTGGATTCTGTATTAGTCTGTCATACAATGCAAGATTCTTTCTTCTTTCGCTTGATTCACTTCGCATAGGTTGGAAATCAGTACCGATCTGTACTTTGAACCGTAGATTCCTAAATAATGATGGTACAACCTTCACAATTTTCTTATCACTTGTAAGTTTTCCATTTTTTATTGTAGTTCCCTGCTCTTCCATGATACCAAACGACTGTTCTAGTCGTTGTTCTTCACTCATTCCTTCTTCCATTTGTACGTTTGGTTCGAATTCAATCTTTTTTGTGAATTTTTTTCCACCTTCTATCTGATTTTCCATCACAAGCTTCTGAAATTTAAGTCTTCCATCAGGATTTGTAATCTGATTCATCTGTCCTACAGTCATGTGTTGCTGAATTGTATTAACTCGCAGTGCTCCGAAGTCCTCGATTAAGAATTTAAGCATTTTCCCGAACATTCCTAGTATAATTCTTGAATTCTCTTCTAATGTTTCTATTTCAAACTTAGTTTGTTCCTTTGTAACAGACTGTCCAGCCTGTGAAGCGTCAGATGAACTCTCTGTAGCTGAACTTTCTACCTTCTGCAGCATACTTAGTCCTGTAGAGATCTGATTAGCAGGTGTAAACGATTGCATTTTAGTATCTGGATCACTAAATGATGTAACTGTTCCAGGTATTGTAACACTTGCATCCACATCTTCTGCTCCAAATATACCCATAGCAGGCATAAGTTGCATATATGTTCCATCAATCACCATCTGATACAGTGTGTCGATGACATCTTGGTCTGGTGCAATTTTGTCTACCAATGATTTACCGTAAAAAAAGTTTCCTTCAGTTTTAATTGGTTCGTAGAAATTCTTAGCAAACGGATACCGTTTATCTTTTCGTCTGATAGGCTGATCTGGATCGTCAATTAGAATTCCATTAATAAATATCAATTCTAAATCTCTATCTCTATTATAGTATATTACTTCTTCCACCATTCGCTCTCCTAGACTATCATCAAACTGATCGTAGAACTGTCCCTCTTCACGATTAAGCAGTGTTCGTACTCCTGCAACTACGTGATCATTAAATATATCATTGTTCCCATACTTTTCTGCTGCTAGTTCGTATGGTATGATTTTTGGTCTCGCTAGATACGGTTGCTTCTGCATGTCTGCTGTATACGGATCTGCGATATATAGTTCGTCTAGTGGTACGATTTCATTTACATACCCGCTATTATCTTCATCTACTACAACTTTGGATTCCCATGTTCCATCTTCTTTTATTTCTTTTATGATTCTCTGACATTTTTCGAACCCTTCATACAGCACAACCGCAGGATTTACTAATGCTGATATTACAGCATTCATAAATGTACGTTCGTATTTTGATTGCTCCGATGCCCATTTCATAGCATCCTGCATAACATTAGCTGAAGCTTTATCTTCTTCGTCATTTACATTCTGTGCAAAGACATGAGGATAAATTACATCAGCAGTAATTCGTGATGCAATCTGTATGACCTTGTTTCGTGTGAGTGGTCTTATAGCGTTACTCCGCCACGCTTCATCGGGATCGTCACTTGAGTATGACTGATACGTATTGAACGCACGTTGCATATCATTCTGTGCAGTGATGAGGTCTCTATTATTAAACTCTGTATACACCTCATTCATTATAATGTCACTCTTCGCAAGATCCTGTCTTACTTGCTCTGTTCGTTCTCGTGCTTCTTTTCCTGGTTGATATGGTGACACTTTTTTCTCTTCAATACTTTTTGTATTGTCCAGAGGATCAGGCATCATACGTGGTTTCTGGATTTCAAAAAGTGTCGGACCCATTCCCGTGATGTCTTTTTCTTCTGGCATATTATTTTATTCTATATTTAATTCTGTAGTATAAGTTATACTTATAATAATATTTGTTTTTTAATCTATCGAGTAAAAATGATAATTTTGTAATATTATTTAGAAATTTACATTCTACTATTACACGATTATTATTCGGTGATGACTTTAAGGCTTTCCAGTATCCATTCTTTTCAATAAATGGATATGTGTACTTCCTACCAGTTAGTAGTCTGTACCACCAGTGTAATCCTATGTATGGTTTATGTAGTTCTTCCCATGTCATAGATTTAATTATTCCCCTTTAGTAATTCAATTATTCTATTTTTTTTCTTTCTTCCGTATGACTGGTTCCTTCGTGCAGTTGTAACTTTGTTAAACTTCTCTCCCCCCTCCATGACCTGCTGTAGATACGCCAGTGCATCTATCCTGTCATCGTTTTTTCCACGTGGGAAGCTTAGTAGTTCGTCTTCTAGGTCTGTCATATTTGGATTGTGGAACATTACCCCTGCCATATACATCGGTACCAGTCCCCTTATCCTCATTTCCTTCTTCCCCTGTGCTTTCAATTCTATCACTTCGAAATAGTTCCCTGTTTGTTTTTGTTTATCTGTTATCCAGTACATTAGGGATTTCTGATACGCTACACTCTCCACCCCGCACCGTATCCATCTGTATCCGTATTTATTCTTCAGATGGAACAGATAGTCCACTACTTCCCCTGGATTAAAGTGTCCCGTGTGTTCGTCCACTATATAATGATCTGGATTGTCTTTCTCTTTCGCTACTGTCACGATTGAATTGTTGTCACTGTCATCGTTGTCCAGTGCCAGATCCACCATAGTGTAGTACCGTAGATTCTTATGCTGTAGTTCTTCTTCGTTATAATATTTAAACCATTCCTTTTTAAAAAGCTGTGTCTCTCCCGCGATTGGATTCTGTTGGTATAGAGCACTCCAGTTGTACAACCCCTGAATCTTTTTAATCTCCTCCAGTGTGTCGAGGTCGTATTTCCATGACCACAGTGCGTCCCCTTTTTTACGGTTTGGTAGTTCGTCTTCTGTGGCTATTGCTGGTAAATTTATTCTCTCGTACTTCTTCCCCATTTGAATCGCACTTTCTATAACTCTTCCAGTTAGATCATCCTGATGCCACCGTGTCTGAATAATTATTACCGCTCCTCCTTTTTCCAATCGTGTGTACGCTGTAGAGGTATACCAGTTCCACACTCGTTCTCTTTGAAGTTTACTCTCCGCTTCCTCGTGATTCTTAACTGGATCATCAATCAGCAATATATCTGCACCACGACCAGTAACTGAACCACCAACACCCACTGAGGTATAGCTTCCGCCTTCCTTAGTCTTCCATCTACCTTTTGCCTGTGAGTCTTCCTTCAGTTCTAGGTTAGGGAATATACTCTGGTACTGTGCATCCTTCACGACATCTCTAGTCTGGGACCCGAAGTCCTGTGCTAGTTCTCCTGAATATGACGATGTAATGATTTCCTTTTCTGGATTCTTACCTAGGTACCACGCAGGAAAGTAGATTGATGCTAGTTGGCTTTTACCGTGTCTGGGTGGAAACTCAATTATGAGTAGCTTTGTTTCTCCCCGCTCCACCTTCTCCAGTGCTTCCGCTGTCATCTTATGGTGCCAGTTCGGTTTATAATTCTTATCATAAAGAGCACAAAAATTTATCAGTTTTTCCCGTGCTGATTCTTGATACAATTTTAGTAGGTCTTTATCGTTCATTATTCTTTTGATATCTCTACATCTTCAGGCAGTGTGTTTGAGACTGCAGCCTGGTTAGCAGGATCTAACTCTGTATACTCAAATTGATTGTCCCCTGTAGAATGGTAGGTTCCATTCTCATTTACTAGTTTCCATTCTGTCTCCTTATATTCTTCTTTATATTCTACTACTAAATCTAATCTAAGTGTTTCTATTGTTCTTAATAGGTACACCGCTTCAGATAGACAGGCTAGTCCTGAGTAGATGATCCCTGAGCGTCCTCCTAGCTCCCTGAAGGCTATCATTATAGATTTCTGGGCAAGAGTAACTGTTGATTCTAAATTTTTAAGTTTTGACATTTGTTTCCCGTTATTTTTTATCTTCTTTCTTTGGTTCTTCTTCCAATTCTGCTGGTGCTTCCTGTGTTTGAGGTTCTACTTGTGGTCCTGCGATCTGTTGTACAGCTTCAATTAATTTAGCTGTTTCAACGTATGGTCTTCTACCAAGGTAGTTCATTACATCATTTAGTAATGCCATTGGTAACTTGATCTCTTTTTCTTCATTCATACTGTTATATCTTTATGGGATATATCCCGTTATTTAGTTTATTATGTAATTATTTAAGTGTTTTGTCAAGGGCTAATGTTCAAAAATACTCAGAAAATATAGAGCAGTCTTTATATATATTATTCACGGGGGTACCACTTCGGGGGGTGGGGGGGGTCTATTCTAAACTATTGTACTAGTGTACTAGTGTACTAGTGTACTAGTGTACTAGTATGTTACCAATAAGGCTCTATAATAATTAGTGGGGTTTCCTATTGATTAAGCGTTGCACTATATAGTCAAGGTTCGTATAATATACATTGTACGACTCATCACTTGGCTAAATTAAGCCATTATATCATAATTGGCATATTATACCATAATTCAATAATGGTACTTGTCAAGACTATTCGCACTCAACATCAATAATTTCAAGGGTTTTAGTGTCGCTTGACTCTTTTAATCTTTTCTGTTCTTGTAAAAGTTCTAGCATGATGTCTTTTTGCTCATCTGTCAATAGCGTTTGCTCGTGTTTAATCGTTCCAGTGTGTTCTATTGACTTGGAATAGTACGCTTTTCCTAGTGTTTCAGTCAAATACTGGCTTTTATCGCCTATTATCTTTAATAAAGGCGTATTATTCTTATCTACTTTAATATTAGCTATTTCGTTTAAATTACTTTCAGCCTTTTCAAGTGTTTGCAGTCTTTTCCAGTTAGCAAGGTTTTCCGACAAATTTCCTGTGTTGTTATTTTTATATCTTTGTATTGTTCTATCTGATATTTCAAGGCTTTTAGCCATTTGCGGTAAAGTTTTACCCTCAAAGAATAAATCCTTTATCTTGCCCATCATCACTTCGTCCATCAATGGTTCGGGACCCCTTTTCTGTAATTCTGCTTTTGGTTTCTTTTTTGTCATATTCCCGCAATTTAAGCCAGTTTAAACATTCTTGTACTGTTTGTTGATATTTGTAACGCATAGAATTGACATCTAAGCACCTTTTAACGTAAAAGAGGTACAATCTATCATGATTATACCTTAATCGTTTAAAACCTCATTTTTAAATACCCAAACAAACATTTAAAGTATTTCTTTTATAATTATCTTAAGGGGATTTTTAAATTCTATTTATTATAGAATTGGAGCAATCCCCTTTCCCAACTAGAATATATCTAATTAGACTAAAACGCCCCCTAAAGATAATTAGATACTTAGACAACTATCTAACTGTCTATATTGTATCACATCTGACGCTACTTGTCAAGCTAAAACAATAACATTTTTTATCTGTCTGCCTGCTTATCTCCAATAACAACAAGATAGCTTTTTTACACGTTTTCAAAACTATTTCTATTTTTCTATATTTACTGTATTCCTATAAAAACGAAACATTACGGGGAAATGTCAAAAATAGAAATAGTTTTGAGATTCTACGAATAAGCTACCTTATTTTAGGTCTTTTTAGCTAATTTTAGCAAACACGTTACTAAAATATCCAAATATTTTTCAGTACAGAAGTTTGATTTTGTCAAGTTTATAATGTTCACAAATTTGACAAAATAGCACTTCTGTACTATACCTCCCTCTAGCAATATGACTATTTCACCCCTATTATCTATATTATAGACTAGTTAAAATTAAGGTCTAACACCTTATCATCTGGCATTATTTGATCTAAATATGCGTCTTGCTCTTTATGATTCATTTTTGATAAATTTTTGTTTTCTTCATCTCGTTTATTATTCTGCTCTATTATAGTATCAACATTAGCTAGACCAGACCAAGACTGTCTTAATGCTACATGATTATTACTATCTAATTCATTATCAAGAAATCTAAACTTGTAATGTTTTTTTAATAAACTGATTATACCCCTACAACTTAATATTACACGATTATAAGGTACACCGATAAACTCCCCTGCTTCTTCTGCTGTTGTGAATGAGCAAATATACCTCTCGCTTTCGCTAAACATTAGGACTGGTATAAACCTACTCTTTAATTTCCCGTTGCTAAACTGCTTTTCTTTTTCAATTCTCATAACTTTTGTATTGTTATTATTTAATAAGTCTATCTTTATTATAGCACACTAACTCGTTTTGTCAAGTTTAAAGATGACAAAACTAAATAATCAATAAAATAGTTATCCCCACCACCTCATAAAACTACCCTAAACAATAGCTAAAACTATGCTTGACACTAGGTTAGAAATTTGATAGACTGGAATTAGAAATCACAAAACTATTTAAAACTTAAATCATAATTATCAAAATGTATGACAACAGCAAAACCAAAAGAGGGCTACAATGTAGTAGACAGAGAAAGTGAGATCGATAATCTTATTATGTGGATAGGCGAGTGCGGACGAGAAAGAGAAAATGACAAATTCCTAATGAAAGAAGACTTAAAAATGTTAATGTCTTGGGACTGTGAATTTGTTTACTCTTCAGAAGACACTAATGATTATATAGAAATTAAAGACTAAACCCTCATAGTGCTACTGATAAAACCACCAACTTCTTATCGGTAGCACGATTAAGGGCTTAACTAAAAGCCACCAACTAAAAATGTATGGACTATCCTAAAATGACAGTAAAGCAATTAGTAGAAACGCTACTATTTGCCAAGAGCCAAGAACAAGAAAACGAAGTTAAAAATGAACTAATTAAAAGAGGGGAACTAAAGGCTTAACTAAAAGCCACCAACTAAAAATGTATGACAAAAGCAAATTTAATAAATTACTTAGTAGACTGTAAAGGTAATTCAGAAGAAGAAGCAAATAAAATATGTAGTTTATATGGAACAACATATTTATCAAAAGAAGAACTTGACGATTGTAAAAAATTTAATTCTTAATAATATGGAATGTGAAATTTGTGATAAAAATTGGGAAGACGGTCTTTTACCAGAAGAAAAGATAGAAGAAAGAGAAAATATAAAACAGTACGGTAGGTGTGGTGGTTGTGTAGAAGAATGGGGAACAGTTTTATATCCAGACCAATGTTAACTCCCAGAGTTACTAAAATAAACTATATGAGCAAATGTAAAATGTGTAAAGCAGAAGTAATAGACCGAGGAGAATTAATCAGTGAACTACAAAAAGAAATAGGAAGTAGATCAGTTTTAAGAGAAGAACGAACAAAAGAAGAAATAGCCTTTGAAAAGGAATGTTTAAAAACAAAGTCAAGAGATCAAAAAGTATGGACACCAGACTATCACAAGGGATTTATTGACGGTCAAAAACAATCACTAGCACTTCTTAAAGAAGTAGTTTAACAATTCAACCCCATATAGCCGGTTACTCAGTAAAAACGTAAGCTGGTTTTAACGGGCTAACCCCCACTAAGGAGGTATAAGAACCTCCACTGGCTACACATTACTACTAATCGGCTACATGGTGTTGAATGTGCATAACTATTTCCCCTTTTAATTAAACTATGGTATAGTATAGGTATAAAATATATGTTAGACTTAGACAAAGAAATCAAGTGCATCAACTGCGGACACTACAACAGACCCTACCTAGAAGAAGGTCTCTATTGGTATGGGTGTCTTGTATGTGGAACTAAGATACTCATGCGTAACCTCGCTAATTCTTCACGTCCAAATGACGGACTACCAGATCACGATAAAGAATATCGAGATCAAGAGATTAAAGAATTAAATTCACGATAACTATATGTCATTAAAAGATAAAATAGCATATCAAGTAAGTGTGCTAGATGAAAATATATCAGAAATAAAAACTTTATTAAAAGAATCAAACAGTAATTCAAAAGAAATAAGAAAAATAAAGAAGAAGTTAGAACAAACAAAAAAACAGTTTAATAATATGACAGTGTTCAAACCTACTGTAATCAGAAAAGACCTATCAAAACTATTCCACTTCCCAGATACAAACCTTAAAAAAGGTGAAGCGTATATAATAGAAATAGAAGAATAATAATATGAAAACATGGTGGATTTATTAAAGATGATAGCACAAGATTGGTTTAATTATAACTATAACATATTATATAAAAAAGACTGGTGGATTTGTTGGATATGATACTGATAAATTAAGGAAAAATTGGAATAAATATATAAAAAAACAGAACCCCCACCCTAATAATTAAAACTAATAAACGATTTAAAGGAGTAAATATGAGAACAATTAAAGAATTAACAAAACAACAAGAGCAACAAATACCAAAGTTTATAGATAAATTTATAAAGTTAGCAGAAAAACCAACTGATAGAAAGAAAGCGACCTTAGCTGTTCAAAATTTATATAAAAATGCAGGATATAAAAAACCAATAGTTATTTTTGGACAATCACCACTATCTACTATAACTATGGTAGCTATGAGTAAACTTTTATTTAAAAATAATTTAATTAAAAAAGATAATCAGCTTGGTAGTCAGCTTGGTAGTCAGCTTGGTAGTCAGCTTTATAGTCAGCTTTATAATCAGCTTCATAATCAGCTTGATAATCAGCTTGATAATCAGCTTTATAATCAGCTTCATAATCAGCTTCATAATCAGCTTGATAGTCAGCTTGATAATCAGCTTGATAATCAGCTTGATAATCAGCT